TTCCTACGGATTCTTCGCCAAAAGACCCCGTATTTTCTAAAACCACAGAAACGGTTCCTACTTCTGGAGGAATTTCATTGCGTCCTGCTTCGGCAACATATTTTGTAGTAAAAACAGGTTTATCTATTTCTATTTCGTCAAACTTTTCTCTAAGGTATTGGGTTGCGGCAATGCTATATTTATAACCATTTTCTTCTGTTATTCCAGCTATTCTAAATTCTTTTATCTCTTGTGTAGAAACATCTTCCTGTCTACTAATAGCCCATATAGTGTCTTGTTCGGGGGCTGAAGTAAAAGCGCCTAAAACTGTAATAGTAGAAGCACTAGTACCCGAATTTGTAATTTCTTTGACTTCTACTCGAGTATTTTTGCTGTACTGTACTACTACAGGGTCTCCGCTATCGTCCAGTAAATTTATACCTTGCTCTTCTCCAATCAGAGGTTGGGCAGAAGAATCTTCTAATAATAAAGCTCCCCTCTCATATGTTTGACCATTTATAGTAGCCGATTCTTGCTGAAGAAAGAAAGAAGGCTCTGTAAATATGAGGTATAAATTACAGTCTGTTCCAACAGTTCCAGAGCCTGGAAAATCTACTAACCTATCTAAGTTAATAGAAGTAGTAGTAGACCCTGTAGATACTCTACCGCTAGCCTCTATATTTAAATTGTTTTTGTCCTGAACATTAATAATATCTCCAGGACGCAGAAAAGAAGCATTAATAGAAGTAGTAAAACTTACTATCTCCGTTTCTTTGGTATCTGTTGCTAGGTGCCAGTTACCAACTCTTCTAGCCTGCCCTTGGGAAGTACAGCCAAAAGCTACTACATCTTTTGAAACTATTCTGTTTTGGGAAATTATATTAGCGGTATCATCTATAGTTAAAACGGTTTGTTTATAGAATTGAGTAGGGTCATTCCAACTTACGTTTACTTGATTAGTTCTAGCTCTTTGTCCTGTATAAGTATAATCAAAAAGCCCATTCTCTACATTGCCTTGTGTAAAAGTATATACAGGTTCTTTTGGTTTATCCTGAACGGAGGTAATTTTACCATCTATCCAAAACATCATAGAGCGAAAAGTACTATTTAAATCCTTTAGTACTTTGTACGCCTCTTGCTGAGACTTTAAATATACATTACAAGAGAAACGAGGTTCTAAACCTCCTTTCCCGTCTGGAACTAGCTCATCACAATAACGACCAATCTGATAAAGAGCAAAAATGTCTATATCAGAAGTTTTTAAAAAATCTCCAAGACCGTATCTTGTATTAGTAAGAATATCATAAAAAACCCACGCAGGATTATTAGTGTAAACTAATTCTTGCCTAAACCCGCCCGTCCACGATTGATAAGAAGACTCTCTATCTCCAGTTGAACTGTTTCTAGTATATTCTGCTTGATTACTAGAAAGCTCTTCTCTTGTAATGTAGTTATCTGGAACTGCGATTTTTTTACCTCGTAGGTGGTAAGCTCTAGCAGGTGGGGAACTGAAATCTTTTGCAGAGAAAGCACTAACAGCGTAGGATGTTCCTGGATAGGAGAAAAGATCAGTTATACTAGCAGTAACACTCTTAACCACAGCTTTTGCAATAAAAGAATTATTATTATAAGTGTATTCTCCTACTTTAGAGGGAGATACTCTTCTTATTTCTATTTGCCAATCAAATAAAGGTTTATAATCTTTTAAGTCGATTTCGTAACTTGCGATAAAGCTAGTATTTTGCCCTTTTTTAGATATAAGAGCGTCCCCTCTACTTCCTTTAGTTACATCTTTTCTATAACGTCCTGACGTGGGACCTCGTTCATAGAAATCTTTATATTGATCGAACTTATCATATACAGAAGAAGTTTCTCCATCTCCCTTATTCCAGTAGTATGTTCCTCCCACATTTATACCATCTATAAATTCCGAACCTCCATAGTCAAAACCATGTATAAGTTCTTTGGTAAAATTAGATTGAGTCGAGGAAGTTTTATAAAGCAGTATAATTTGAAACTCAGCATAAGCATTCCTACTTTCTCCGTCCCTTCCATTTAATTGTAAACCCCCAGGAAACTCTATATCTACTTGTAATTTATCTATTTCTTGTACAGAGTTTTGTCCAAAATTAAAAGAGGTAGAGCTAATAAAAGTAGGAGCTTGATTTCCTCCAATAGTGCCTAAACTACAAAAAGATAAATCTTGTCCAACGCCAATAATATAGGAGGCTGAAGGAGTATTATTACTCATCCTGAAAGGTAGTTGAGTTATTGAGCCTCTTTTTACGTAAGACCACGCATTATCATATGTAGTATTATCATTTTGATTGTTTATAAAACTAGAGTTTGTACTTCCAGAAGAAAGCTTTGCTCTCGCTTGAGTTACATCAGTTTCCACTGCGGAGTCGAGAGTAGCAGTATCTGAGGAGCCTATACTTACTAATTTTTTTACTTCGTCTACAGAGACTGCCGCACCAGAGCTTACAGAAGTGCCAATAGGAGGATATATAGTAGCAATTTCATCAAAAGAGCCTGTAAATCCTGTAATAACCCCTACATATTCCCTGCCGTCTGGCCCCGCTCCCTCAATTCGAAGAGTATGCTTTACATTATCTATTATTGAAACTTTTCTAGCATCACTTCTAAAGTGTTTAGTGTGTTTTTCTAAGAAGAAATTGGAGGTTGCTACAGTGATTTCATCGGAACCTGCGGAAACATTAGAGTCTAAAGTAGTAGCTCTACCTGCTCCCTGAATTTGAATATATTTATCTGGCCCTCTTCCCGCTAAATCAATGCCTGCAAATAAACCATTAGCATTAGTAATAGAAGTTCCCGATACATCTATAAATCTTAGACCTCCTTGTAGACTTACTACGATTTCTTCCGAGGATAAAGCTACTCCGTTATAATAAATACCGGATTGTCCACCAACTACCCCCTCTATTTCACCTTCAGAAATTAAGTCAGTTATTGTTCCATATTGATTTTCTGTTATTTTTGGCATTTATATTCCTTAACCTATAACCTGAGCACCTAGTTTTTCTATTTCTTCTGGGGAAATAAAAGATGAAATTAGTTGGGCTTGCTCATAGCTTTGTGCACTAGCCAATCCAGAAGACCCAGTAATTGGAAATGTAAACTCTCCCAATTGAATTTCTGCCTGAGGATAAATCGGGGAAGAGCTATAGTAAGTGCTTATTGGAGCTCCTCCAACCACAAGTTCTCCATATAGAATTGGTATTGGAATTCCTTGTGCGACAGTATTTACGGGACCATTAAATAAATAACTTTCTCGACTGTCCGGTTCTGTTTCAGGTCCGGGGGCTAAAAGTTGAGTGACTCCGTTTATGCCAAGATTTATAGCGAGAGTAGTTCCGACGGATGCGACAGTCGCTGCTGCAGCATAATATGCTGCTCCCGCCTCTGCTGAACCTGCAGCATAAGCAGCAAGGTCCCCTAGTCCTGTTAAAAAGCTACTCGCTCCCGCAGTAGCCACCGCTAAAACAACTGCTGCGAGTATTTTAGCTCCTCCTGATTTGGAACCTGCTGGAACTTCTGTAATAATAATATCTTCATTGTTTAAAGAGAGAAGAAGCTCTTCTGGTTCTTGTAAAAATTCAGAACCTCTTTTAATGTCAAATCCCACACCACTTTCGTAAGCTTGAATTAAATAGTTACGAAAACCTGGAGTCTGGCACTCGATTAATTTAAAAATATCTCTAATAGTATTGCAATTTGTATTCCACTTCTCACCAAATTGAGCAATACCGCCATTTAAATAAACTGTTTGCATCTTACATATCTCGTTACGTGCTGACCCCAACCGGAGTGTAATGATTCTCTACAAGAGAGCCTGTTTATAGCGTGGTGAAGAAAAATATCTTCTCCCAAATATATGCCACAATGATTTGGAACATTACAAAATACATTAAATATTATACCGTCATGTTTTTGTGGACTTTCTACTTCTACAAAGCCGAAACTTTCAAATAGAGTATCAAAATAATTTAATCCCTTATCCCACCAGTCGTCTTCAAAAAGAATAGTTGGAATATCTAAGTTTAGTTCTTGTTTATAATAATCTCTAACTAATGAAAAACAGTCGCTCTGCCCAAAACTATAATCTCTACCTAATAAAGGATTTCTTAACTTTTTAGGGGTATATTCGTATTTTTCAAAACTTGGTAAAGAATATATAATAAAAGGTATACCCAAAAAATCACTAGTTTTTTTGTCGTAATCACTCGGCTCACAGCTAGAATCTGGATGGCTATGTACTATTGCATATATATCACCAGAAAGGCTAGCTTTTATGTAGTCTTCTGCCGAAATTATAAAGTCTTCCTTTTTGTTTTCTGCTACATTTTCACAGGGAACCCAATAAATTTTACCCTTTTTATTAACTAAGAGGCCGCAGCCCTCTTCTGGATAAATTTCTGATAAGTATTCTAATATCTCTTTATCTTTGTTGTGCACCCGGAAATCCGCCAAATCTAAGATGGTTGTTATTTTGATCTACATTTGCGCCGCCTACAGGAGCATTTCCAGTTTTTGCTCTGTAACGCAATGCGCATGAATTTACTCTTTTTCCGCATTTGTCCCCTGCAGTCCAAAAAGCCCCTTCCTGAAAACTTTCAGCCCCATAAACATGAGTCTTTTTAACTCTCCATAAAGTACCTGAATCTAAAATATTAGTATTATGCCTGGATTCTTTATAGGTGTATACGGTACCGGAGAAAGAAGTCTCATAGACTCTCACTCTTCTCCAGTTAAAATTATCAGAGTCGGAAGGTGAAGATACTGGACTAGATTGGCTTTGCAAGGCTTGCCAGTAATCATTTGCAGAAATACTAGTAATGGTGCCATCTGCATTGACCCTATTTAGAGTTGTACTAGTGCTATAGTAAGAATTTTGTATTACCGAAGAACCTACAGGATTAAATGTAGTACTAGCTGGAATTATATACTCATCAAACTCGTTTAAATAAACGGTGCCGCCCCCCTGACTAAGATTTTGCCAAGTGCATCCTCCTCTTTTTTGAGCAAATCCTTTATACTGCCAAGTACATGCACCACCAACTACAGTTCTTCTAGGAAGTTGTATTCCTGCTAAATCGAAAGGAGCTGCCAACTCAAAAGTTGCAGAAATAATATTTTTGCTTTTAAGCCTATCTATTACATAAACCATCCTAGGGAACTCTACAGGAGCGTTTCCTGCTCCCGAATCGTTAGACTCTCCAACCAAGTATTTTTTTAAAGTACATCTTCGAGTCAATCTCTTACCTATTAAATCCTGATAGTCTAATCCGCCTATTTCATCAGAAAAAACACTTTCTATATTGGCTACAGTCATTTCTGGTCTTGAATAAGCGCCGTCCGAATTTATGTCAAATCCTTCCGCTTGAATAGGTATCGCTACATAAGTTAGCACAGTTCCTGAATAATCTCTAAACTGAATTTCGGTTAGGTCATCATCAAGCCCTTTAAAAAAATGAGCAAAAGATCCTTCGGCATACTCTAAATCATATAGTATAATTAACTCTGAGCCCGGGTCTTGTTTTTGTACGGTTTTTATAATATCTGTCATGCTTCATATACTCGTCGAAAAGTTGCAGAACATGAATTAATTTCATTATTTACATAAATTTGGTTATAGTCTTCACATACGACTTTAATTGTGGTCTCTCCGCCTCCTCCGTCAGGGTCTGGAAAAGTAAAGTCAAAAGCAGTAACGCCTGCTTGAGCATCAAAAAAATCTACAATGTCGTCAATTTCCTGTTTTGAGCGATTATTGAAGGAGATTGCAAAATTTTGGGTTAAGTTATTAATCCCGTCTTGAAGACGCTGTTCATAACCATCTCCAAAAGAAACTTTGAGAACTCGAGGTTTAGTAGATTTTCTTAGATTTTTATCTGGATTTGCAAACCCCGTTACTCCTCCGACATTAACTCCAAGTGCCATTATGCTGCTCCATACGGACTAAGTATTCCGCCCGGCCTTTTCTGTCTTTGTAACTCTTCTTGCACTGCGCCAGCGATTAATTTGCCTAAGTTTGCTCCCTGCTGTCCATCGCTTTGGCTATCAGTTTGTGAATTTCCTTGACTGTCCATAGAAACATTCACAGTTACATTATTATTTTGACCCGCACCCTTCATTGAAACTGGAATTGCTTTTCCATCCGGAAGAGGTACAACGGCTTCGTTCATCTTACCTTCGCCAACAAGCCCTAGTGTTGGACGCTTAACAATTCCTCCGTTCGCATATCCAGTAACTCCTCCAGGCATGATACCTCCAGCGGCTGCGCCGAATATTCCACCGAAAAATCCGCCAAACCCCTTAAACAAACCCCCTAAAAGATCTGGCAAAGATTTAAATAAACCTACTAATCCTTCCCCAAAACTTGAAAAAGCTAGACCTAATTTCTCTAAAAAACCACCTTCGGAATTTTTATCAAAAACATCTGAGAAATCACTAATAAAATTACTAAATATTCCTCCGGTTCTTACGCCTCGATCCTGTGCATCTCCTACTATTATATCGTTACCCTCTTGATTAAGGGTTCTGCCAGTTGATTTTTTCCCAAAAAGTGTTTCAAAAAATCCTTTTTTGGGAACAATTCCCTGTTTTATTTGTTGGTTAAGTTGATCTTGTAAGTTCAAAGGATCAGCTCCAGCCGCTAAAGGATTACTAGTAAACTCAGAAACAGGCCCCAACTGTGAGGCACCTCCTGAAGGAGTAGTTCTAGTTTTAATACCAAATGTTTGAGCTATGTGGTTTCCTGCCGATACTATTGCATCATGAATTTGTTTAGGAAGAGTGGTCATCTTTAAAACATCATCTATTTTTTCATCTATAGTTTTGCCTTTTGGCTTTATAAAATTAACTATAGAGGAGGTTAATTGTTTTGCTAGAGTATCTGCTACAGTATTAAGAACCCCGAGAGTAACATTTAATGCAAAATCTTTAAAGCTTTTTTCGGCTCCTTTTATAAGATCTGATATGCCTTTTTGAAGATTAGATTCAAAAGATTGAAAAGCATTATCAGCTATTTCTTTTGCAGCTACAGTTTGTCTTTGGAGTAGGTCTAGTTCTGCGGTCAACTGCGCTATCCTTCTATCTTCTGCATCTATACCATCTTTTGCTGCTTTATTTTTATTTAAAACGGCTTGTACAATAAATTCTTCACTTCTTCCTTCCTCTTTCAACTGTCGTACATAATCTATTTGGCTTTTTAGTTGAGTAGACAATATGTTTCCTTTGTTCTGTTGTGCTAATGCTATTTCATTAGTTTTTGTTTTTATATCTTTCTGTAGTTTGAGTTCTGTTTTCTGAAGATTAGTTGCCCCTTTTAACTGTTGAGTATATACTAAGTTTATAGAATCAAGAGCCTCCGCTCTCTTTTTTTCTTGTTCGGCTAATTGTGCAATAACAGGAATTAATTCTTTTACATTCTTTAGCCTTTTTCTTTGTGCCTCATCTAAACCGCCCAAAGATTTTTCTAAATCAAGAAGAGATTGGTTTTCTAATTCTAGGGCCCTTAAGTTCCTTTGGGTCTCACTTTCAGGATAAAAACCCTGAAAAAATCTTTTAGTAGAGGTTATATTATCTTTTGTGGTTTTTGTTACAGAATCTATTTCTTTTCCCAAATCAAGATAAGCTTTTCTAGCTCTTTTTAATTCTTCTTCTGAGCCTGCTATACCTTTATCAAAGTTTTCAATAGCATTTAAATAATCTATAGTTGCAGGCCTGCTTTTAAGGAATTCACTAGTTAATCCCTGAACAGCTTGTCTTTCCTGCTTAATTCTGGAAGCGAATCCTGCGATACTTTTATTAGAATATTTTTCAAGAATATCTAAGTAGCCTTCTGTACCGTCTTTTAGAGTGCGTATTGTTTCACTCGCCTCGTTCATTATTTTTATATAATTATCATAAACATCTTTATGAGTTTTTTGTACTTTTAAAGCAGCGTTCGCATATTTAAGTTCTCTATCTTCTGCTTCTCTAATAGCCTCTAATCTCTCTTTATTAGCTTCTGCCAAAGATACAAAAGCATCTTCTAGCTCTTTCGCATTTTTAAGCTGACCAGCTTGAGGACCTTCTGATATTTTTTCAAAAGCTGCAAATAGCTCGCCCTGACTAATATTACCTAAAGCTTTCGCTAACTCGGCTACTCCTTGAGAAGCGTTAATAGATCCTTCGTATAATATATTTTGAACCTGCACAAATTTTTGTAATTCTTTTTCAGCAGATTCTACTTTTTCCCCTAATAAGTCTATTTCTTCTTTGGTTTCTTGAGTTTCCTTCTTAGCCCTAAAAAAAGCATATGCTACAGCAGCTAAAGTTGCTATAAGAGTAATCCAAGAAAGAGCACTCAGAGCAAAAGTGAGAACTGTACCAAAACCTGCTGCAGCAGCAGATAAAGTGGCAAAAACCCCTAATCCAGAAGCTCCAAAAGAGATAAGAGATGCTTGTTTACTCGCAATACTTACATTAAAATCTCTGGCCATAGCTGAACTTGAGGCTTTATTTGCAGCTTGCATCTCAGCAAGAGTTTTTAAAAAATCTCTTTTTCTTCTTACATTTCCTTTTTTAAACAAAAGCTGTTCTGTTTCAATTTGTCTTTTCAGTGTAGAAATTTGTCTTTGGCTAAGTGTTTTTCCATCTCTTAGTTGCTGGAGAAGGGCATTTTTGCGAAGCTTCTTAGAGGTTTCCAAAGCTTGGGCTTCGCTACTAGACCTTGTTCTTAGATTTGCAAGATATTCTTTTGTGCCCCCTGCTTTTGCTACTTGTTGTTGTAGCTCTTCTGCACTTTTTCTTGTTTTATCAGCAAAATCTGAAGCCTTTGAACTTAGCTTAGAAAGTTTATCCCCAAAAGTAGAAAGCCCTGGTAAAGCTGCGGATAAAACAGTTGACAGAAAAGGAGTAAAAGCTGCTACTAAAAGAACGGGGTATTCTTTTAAAATTTCGACTATAGGCCCTGTAGCTATCACTGCAAACTCTTTAAACCTTTTTGTCAAGTCTGTAAATACTTTTTCTAATTGAGAGAACTGATTGGAACTTCTTCCTACAACCTCAAGTATTCTTCCATACTTTTCTTCTACCTGACCTAGAACTTCTGCAGTTACCGCTTGACTTTTTTGAAAAGTTGTTAACTCACCACTAATATTTAACGATTCCTTATATTTTCTTGTGGCGTCATCCAAACGAAGAATTATACCCAATTCATCAAGAAGTTCTGGTTCGGCTTTTGTTACACCCCGGACTAAACGATTAAAAGAATCTGTTAAATCTCGTCCCAATACTTGAGACACATCAGCAGCGGCCCTGCCTAGTCTCGTTATTTGGTCTGAATTTAAGCCTGCTGCGGTACCTATCGCGGCTGCCTGAGCGGCTTCAGTAAAATTTAATTGTGCATCTGTTGCTCGAATAATATCTTCGGTAAGCTGACGAGTAGAAATACCTGTAGCAGCAAAGTAAGCTTCTTGTCCCGATTGTAAGAGTTGTAAATTTCCTGAATCTTTTAAAAAACTAAAAGCTGCCGACACAGCAAAAACCTGAGCAGCTAAAGTGGCATATGCTGGAACAAGACCTCCTGAAATAATTGAAGCCTGCTTTCCAAAGTTTTTACCGCTCGCACTAGCAGTTTGAGCAGTGCCTTTTATACCTCTTTCAGCGCGACGAGCACTAACACCAACATTATTTAAGCTAGTTCCGAGTCTACTAGCAGATCTCTCTGTAAGACGCATTGTCCCATCGTCATCTACAACTATACTTACTTTAACTGTTTTTGCCATTATCCCTGCACATTATGGGTGTACTGTTTACCACCCGCTTTGGCTCTTCGCTCTTCAGCCTTTCTCTGTCTTTGCAGCTTTTCATTTGTAGCTTTTGTATAAAAACTTTCTATTTTTGAAATAAAGAAGACTACAATTTTTCTGTCTTCCACATTAAAAAGATCGAGAAAAAACTCAGCGCTTGACCAATCTTTTCCCATATAAGTGCCTGACATTCCTTCCCACCTGTCAGGCATATGTTGAAAGACTAAAAAAGCATACTGAACTTCTTCAGGAAAATTATTTATAGATACGGGTATTCGAGAGGGGTCTGGTTCTTTGCCCAGCTGACGACACATTTCTAGGTATTTCTCCGTAGAAATGTCGGATTCTTGAGTTATACTTTTTTCAACAAGTCTCAGGCATTCTTCGACTTGTTTTTCGTAAAATTTTCAAGATCTCCCAAAGTTTCTGTAACCCATGTATCAAAAGAGCCTGAGTTTTTCATCAGAATTTCTGCCTCTTCTTGAGAATAAGGCAATTCTGCATCAGGGTCCATACCATCTGTATCTACTAATAGAAGCTCTTCTAAATAAGATAACTTCAGGCCAGACCATCCTTTGATTACGGCTTTACAGTATTCAGTAAGAAATTTATCATCATCTAAAACTTCTTCTGCTTGATGTGTTGAACGATTGAATTTTTTGTTAAGGCATTTTTTGCGGAGTGCTAATAACTCTTCTCGGGCTAAATAACAGAGTTCCACAGAAAAACCCAACATGCCCGGAAAATCAATCGAAACGGTCATGGAGGGTTTCATCAAAGTTTTTAGAGAAATCTCACTCATAAATACATCCTTTTGTAGTTTAAATAAAGGGGGAGTAGAACTCCCCCATAGATTTTATAATTATACAAAAGCAATATCAAAAAGTCAAGAATTATTTTTAAGGAGCTATACCTCTATAGATAATTGTTGCTTCATCCGTATTATCTACGTTACCAGCAGAAGGTTGTCCGTGGAATGCAATATCAAGAGTTAGCAAATCCTCAACATTGACTACTGGAATTTCTAAGTGCGCTGTCGGTAAGTCGAATGTCACTGAAGGTGCTGCGGTACTTCCTACATTGATTGCCATATCAAAGATATTTCGAACAGTAGTCGTATCTGCAACTAAATCTGCAAAAAGCTCTCCTGAAAGGCTACTTGATATATCGTTATCTAAATAACAAGTAAGATTTCCTGAAATTGAACGGGTTCCAGAAATATTTGCTAAAGGAGCATTTACTTGTCCTAATTCTT